TCCGTACCCGAGAGCTCCAGCGTCAAACCGTCGACAGTGTCGCTGATCGCGGTGTCATTGAGGGTGAAGACACCGAGCGGGATGAACTCGTCCCGCGAGGCGTCCAGCGACACCGCGAATTCGAGCCGCCTGAGAATCGGGGTCGGACCACCCAGGGTGTTCGTGCGCAGCGTCGCTCTGGCAAGCACTGTCTTAGCGACCAGGGACCCAATGACCAGCCGCGGGATAGGCTCGGCATCGGTGGCTACCTGCCAGCTCGCCCCGTTGTCGGTGGACGTCTCGATCAGCAGGCTCGCCCCGGCTGGGATCACCGCATCCCACGCCACATAGCTACCGGTGACCGGAATGTCTTTCAGCACCATCGGCGGTGAAATCCACACGCCTTCAAGCGGGTTGATAATGGAGCGGACCGTGTTGGTTTCGAAGACCTTGCCGAGCATCATTGTCGTCGGACCGAACGACTGAGTCATTGCCCGGACAGTGTTCGTTTCGGTGATCTTCCCCAGGGACATGACCTGGTCGGGCAGACCACGCACAAATATCGACGTGGCCGCCCACGGACCCGGATACAGCGCGGTGCCATTGGTGAGCGTCACCGCGGTACGGGTACCACTAGTGCCGGATGCGCGCGGCTCCCATTCAAACATCGTGACCGGGCCGACGTTAATGCTGCCACCGCTGGCGCTCGACGCGCTCCGCGCTTGCAGGATGCTCATGCCAGCGGCGGGTGTCCAGCTATTGAACCCGCTACCAGCGTCGTTGCTCTGTTGCTTGGTGTGATAGCAGAGCAACACCCCATACCCGGTGGCCACCGAAGGCGCAACAATGCTGGTGGCCCCAGTGGAAGACCCCGCCGTGGACGGCACCAGTGTGTACGTGGAATCCCATGCCCGGGCCGCGACACCCTCCATTGTGTACGCGCACACATTGGAGAATGTCATTACGCCGTCGCTGTCGCCGGCCACAGCGGTCTTTGTGAATACACCGACCCGCTTAGCGCCTGTAATTACCTGGTCATGAATCTTGCTCCAGCCGAAGAAATTCAGAAACGTAATGTTGGTTGGGCAGGTAACTCGAACGATGTGCTTATCGCCAGGTATCCAACCAATGGCCAGCCGCAGCGGTGCCGTGGCGCCAGCGGGGGTAACCGTGGACGTGGCCCATGCGCCAACCAGCGTAACTGCCATGGGGGTTAGCTGGACCCCGCCAGGCCAGCGGCATTAACCGAGGCGATCAGGTCGGACCCGTTGGTAGTCGCGGTGACCCCGTATTTCCACAATGGGATGATCGCCGAATCAAGCGAGTTAGAGGCCGGCGCGTAACACCACACCACCGCACCCAGCGCATTAGTCGGGGCCGCCGCGGTCCACGTTTGGTCGGGTGCGTCAACGTCGACACTGTTCGTGGTGTTATTCGGGGTGATCACAATACCGGTGGTGACCGGCTTGCGGACATAGTTGGAGAAGTCCGCCTCGGCGTTGCTCGCCTTAAGCGAAGCAAGGTCGGTGTAATTGTTTAATACGTCATCGGCTTGCAACCCAGCGCTTTTAAATAGCACCACAAGCAACCTGTCACTGGTATCTGGCAGGGTGCAGTAGTACCGCCAAATTCCTTTGGCGATGTTGAACATAGTGTCAGACATGACCAGGAGCCCCCAGAACCAGAAAGCCATCTACGTTTGACTGGACACCCCAGGACTCACCTTCGCTCCAGTCGTCGGCGGTCTCATTCAGTGACACAAACTCAGCAATCACTGGCACGCGGACCCCCAGATAGAGCTTGAGGATTGTTCCGAATGGTGCGAGCAAATCGCGGATCGTGGCCGGCGTAAGCGTCTGATCGGGGTCGGCCACGGTCGCGGTAAAGCGCCGCATGTACTTGTTGTTGCGGTCGGCATCGACCGTCCCGGCGTGGACCTGGAGGGAGATAACCACTACGCCCTCTTGGAGCACGTCGACCCGGCAAATGTGCTGGTGCGATCCCTTGACCAGCAGCGCGAATTCGCGGGTGATACCGAGCATTAGCGCTTCTCTCCGTGGTTCGGAGAGGTCGGCGGGTACGTCTCAGTCCACGGGATACCGATCTTGCGGTATTGGGTGTCGTTCCACCGCATGCCCCATTGGCCCTGGTCCAGGTCACCGAGCGACACATACCACTGTTCGCCGTTGGGGGCCTGGAGGAGAAGTGTCCGACCGGGGTCATTGATGACCTGGAATTTCTCCCACGAATCTTCTGTGCCGTCAGCCTCGGGAACGAATACCGCGGTGATGTCCCCCTCCCAGCCGTACTGAGGACCATTGACAATGATCTTCTTGGCTTGGCGGTTGAGGTCGGACACCAGCGGGGTAAAGATGCCGCGGGCGCGGGGCCGCTTGCTGGAGTGCTCGTGAACCCAGAGCCGGATATTGAGCGCCGGCACGAGCGGGTCTTTGAGCCACCAGTCATCGGTGAGCGGGGTCGCCGTGGCGATGTTGCTGTAACCGGACGTGACGGTAATCGAATTGAGGATGCGATACGCGGCGCCGCGATACCAGCGCGTGCGACCGGACGGGGCTTCGTAATCGTAGAGGAGCGAATCGCGCTCAGCGTCTACGTCGACCTGGAGACCATTCCGGAGCAGCGCCCAGGTAACGCCCATATTGTCGCTGTATTCGAGATTATATGTGTCGGTCGCCGGCGAAGGGCCGCCCTCATGGAGGTCCAGGCGAATGCGGTTGAGGTCGGCCTCATAAGTCGCGGTGAGCAGCGGCTCCGGGGGACCCGGTACGTCTTGCACCCATTGCCAGTAGTTCCACGTGGACAAGTGCCGGCCGATACCGGACCACACCTGCTCGACCTGGACATAAGCCCGGTAGGTCCCATTGGGGAAGTCCCGGTTCACACCCCAGAAAACGTCCTCGCCCTTAATCCACCCGTCGCCGTCCGCGAGTGGGGACTGCACTGTCTCGTCGAACGCGACGCTGGTTTCCGGGTCAAATGAGGGCTGCGTATAGACGTCCTCGGTGAAGATCCGGGATCGGAACGCCTGCTGCTTATCCGACTCCGCGTCTTCGTAGACCCATTGAATGGTGGGGAGGGTGATGTCAACGAGCGGACCGACCGGGCCGACGACGGTTACCGCGGGGCGCTCGTTGTAATCCAAATCAACGAGCACCTCGGAAATGCGTAGCTCAACGTCTTCGTCGTCGGTGCGACCGAGGCTCACAAAGAAATCGTTGAAGCTCTGCTCTGTCCATTCGCCGCCGCCCGGCTGCTCCAAATAATAGGAGAGGTCAACCGTCGTCCACTCGGGCGGGTCCGGCGGATCTGTGGGGTTCGGCTTCGGTGGCTTACGCGGACAGCGGAACCCGAACAGGATACGGAAAATGAACTCGATCAGGAGGCCAATGAACCCGTGCATATGGAAGCCGCAATGAGGGTGCGGGGTGGGCGGGTCCGGGTCATCATCGGTGGCCTGGATTTTCTGCACCCGGATACGACTCCGCACAGCAAAAATCTTCGCGCCGTCCGGAACGTCGAAATCCTGGATCGAGAACTTAGCGATCTCGCCATCGGTCTGCACCCGCTGATTGACCTCAATATAGGTGAGGTCATTGTCATCATTGAGGCAGGCGTGCATGGTGATCCCGGGCGGGCCGACCTTAGCCCAAACACCTTCTTGCAGAGTCCCGTCCGGGCGAGTCGTGATGATGGGCATCAGTAGTCCCGCTGTGCTTCGATAGCCCGACGCGTGTCTTTGTAGCCACGCACGATCCGCTTATCAATCACAGGCGTTAGCTCCGTGCTGTCGATCTTCGCGGTCACGTAGACATTGGTGACCGGCTCGGCCGCCATCGGAGCAGCATTGGCCGCTGTAAACGAGGCGCCGGCCGCTTGCATGGTGGTGCTCGGTACACCGGCCGCGCTCATTGCCCCGCTCAGCGCGTTATTGGCCACCGCACCGAGTGCGCTCGCCGAGGTCGCCACCGCCGATTGGGTGTCATCCATCCCCCCCGCGAACGCATACCCGAAGTTCTGACCGATTGCGATAGCGACCTTGGACGGCGACGCCATCTGAATACCGCTCATGGTGGATTGAGCGGCGACCTGCGCGAGGTATTGGCCGGCGGCCTGGACAGCGGGCGCGGCGTCAATCATTCCCTGCGCCATCGAAATGCCGTAGGCGTAGCCGATCTGATAGAAGATGTCGACGTATTGAATGAGGATGTCGACTACCTGAGCGATGATATCCAGCATTGCCTGGAAACCTTGGAGCGTGACGTCCAGCATGGCTTGCAGACCCTGAACCCAGCCGCTGTACATCGCATTAATGCCGTCGATGATTGCGGCTGTCATGGCGATCATCGCGGCTTCGATCGCGGCTTGTGCCGCCGGGAAAACCTCATTCACCTTGGCAAGGAATGCGTCCAGCTTCGGACCAATTCCGTCGACCGCGGTCCCAAGATTGGTGATCGCCGTATTCAAATTGGTGATGTTAGTGACCAGGGTGGCGAGCGCCGGGTTAGTGGTGACCAGCGCTGTTCCCAAATTGGTCATGCTCAGCGTAAATGTGGTGAGCGCCGGATTCAGCTTGGCTAGCGTGTCGCTCCAGATAGTGAGTGCCGGGTTAAGCGTACCGAGGGTGGCGGTAAACGTCGTCAGCTGAGGATTAGCCGTGACCAGCGCCGTACCCAGCGCCGTCATGGAATCCTTGAATACGACCAGCGCCGGGTTGAGCGTGGTGAGTGTGGTACCCCAGACAGCCAGCGCCGGGTTGAGCTTTGCCAGCGCATCGGCAAGAGGTTGCACCAGCGGGTTGAATGTTCCCAGCGCGGTCCCCAGTGCACCCAGGTTAGTGACGAATGGGGGGAGCTGCGCGTTAAGGGTGGTGAGGCTGCTCGCCCAAATCACCATTGCCGGGGCGAGTGCCACTACCTGCGCGGTGAACGTGACGAATAGCGGATTGAGCGTGGTGAGCGCGGTCCCCAATGCGACCAGCGCCAACGTGAATGGGGTGAGCAGCGGGTTAAGCGTCCCCAGGTTGGTACCCCAGGTAGCGAGCACCGGGTTAAGCGCAACGAGGTTTGTGGCAAATGTCGCCATCAATGGGTTGAGCGTGGTGAGCGCTGTACCCATTGTGGTGATGCTGGTCGTAAAGGGGAGCAGCTGCGGATTGAGCGTCGTCAGCGCACCGGACCAGGCGGTCAGCTGCGGCACCAGCGCGAGCAGCGCGGTATTGAGCGCCGTCAGTACCGCCACTTGCGGGCTGAGCGTCCCCAGGTTCGTCGAGAGAGTGGCAAGGGCGGTGTTGACCAGACCCAACGGTCCCGCGCCGTTAGCGGCTGATGTGGACACCCCTGCTAGGGCGGTACCGAGGGTGGCGACCTGAGGTGCGGAGTTGGACGACGCGGTACCGACGCCGACCATGGAGTCCGCCGCGCCCTGGACGTCGCTCACCAGAGTGGGCGCGGCACCGGTCACACCTTGGGACCAGCCGGCCACAGTGTCCGCACCGATACCCGCGAACTCCGTGGACGGCGAGCCGATACCCAGGATCGACTTCGCCTTATCGAGAATACCTTTACCGATTGAGGTGATCTTGTCCCATAGCGCGCTTGCCGCGCCGGTCACTCCATTGATCAGACCCATGATCAGGTCTTTGCCCATTTGCAGCATCTGCGCGGGCAAACCGGTGAGGAAATTCCACACCACAGTCCAACCGGTCTGTACCGCCGTGCTCACCGAGGTCCAGGCCGTCGTTGCCGCTGTGACAATGAAATTCCAGGCTGCTGTTGCCCAACCGGCGATGGTGGTACCGATGCCCGAGATGAAACCCCAAACCGCGTTCCAACCATTAGTGACCGCTGTCGTAACCGCGGTCCAGGCTGTCGTTGCCGCCGTGGCGATCCAATTCCAAGCGGCTGTCGCCCATCCCGCGATCGTCGAACCGATACCGGAAAGGAATCCCCAAACCGCATTCCAACCAGTAGTGACCGCCGCAACGACTGCGTTCCAAGCGTCGACAACCGCTTGCGAAACAGCGGACCAGGCCGCAATCGTCCACGCTTTGATCGTGTCCCAATTGGCGATGATCAGCGCGGCCAGCGCGATCACGGCGGCGATAACCCATCCAATGGGACCCAGCGCGATAAACCAGGCCAGCGCGACACGCGCCGCCGCGAGCAGGGACTGAGCCCCTATCCAAACCCACTTGCCGACGAAAGCCAGCGCCGCGGACGCCATGCTGGCGACCGCGGACGCCATCTGCGAGCCGGTGGTAATCACCCACGCCCCGGCTGCTTTCGCCGCCTGAATGCCGGACTGGAGCGCGATCTTCGCCCACTCGGCAACGAACTTGAGGGCCGCCCCCGCCATATCGGAGAGTGCGGACGCCATCTGCGAGCCCTTGGTGAGAGCCCACGCCCCGGCGGTCTTTGCCGCGTTGAGCGCCGATTCAGCGGCGACCTTGACCCAATGCCCGACCCATTCCGCCGCGCCCTTACCCCACTTCGCGGCAGCGGACACCCCATCTGCCGCTGACTTACCGAGGTCCAGCGCCGCGCTACCGGCCTTGGCCGCGAACTCGCCGACCTTGACCGACGCGGCCCCGATGTTCTGGAGCAGACCGAATGCCCCGACAACGCCCTTGACCAAGCCGGTGAGGGGTGAGAGCACAAAGCCGAGGATCTTGAGCCCGCCACCGAATGCCAGAACGTTGCCGATGATGGGGGCAAGGATGGGTGCCCACTCGGAGAGGAACCCCGCCACCGTCTGCACGATCGGACCGAGAGTTTGGATGGCATTGTGCAGGCCGGTCGAAAGCTCGGTCGACACAGCCTTAATGAACGGCAGCGCCTTCTGAAACGCGGGATAGAACTGCTCCCACGCCTGCTTAGCGAGGTCGACCGCGGTTTTGAGACTCGAGCGCAAGAAGTCGCCGAGCTGCTTTAGCGCACCCTGGACCTGCGCTGATTGCATGAACTTGACTACCTGGTCCGTGAGTGCGCGGACACTCCCCAGCGACGCCCCAGCACCACCACCCAGACCCTTAAATAGCGCCGAGAAGACCTGGCCGACGTTGCCGATGATCGCGCCCAGATCCTTGACACCCTGGACAGCGTCCATCATCCACTGTGCGAGTTGCCCAGTCTCCCGAGCCTTGGAGATAAACGCGGCCCACTTGGTGGTGAGCGAACCGACGTTGCCGGTCATCCCGCCGATTACCTGGAGGCCGACTACGCCGATGTCCCGGAAGATCTGCAGAATCGGCTGCACGCCCGCTTTGAGGTTGGCGAGGATAGCGCCGACCGTGGAGAACGCCGTCCCCACATCGGACACGGTCTGCTTCTGGAGGGCGAACTTTCCGAATTCCTTGACGATGCCGTTAATGGCGATAGCAACAGCGCCCATCCCCTTCTGGAGCACGGGGAGGTACTTCGTCGCCAGCGCGGAAATCTCGGCCGACACACCCGCAAACAGCTTTTGCTGAACGGAGTTGCGCAGCTGCTCCCACGCCGGCTTGAGCGCGCGGATATTGAGGGCGAGCGCCTGGACCGCCGGTGACTGACCCTCCAGCGCCTTAGTGAGCGCCTTCGCGTCCTTGGCGTCGAACGCCTTTTTGATGGTGTCGCCAACTCCAGCGAACCCGACTTTGAGGGTTGCGCCGACCACACCGAGCCCGACCAGCGCACCAGCCGCGATACCGGCGAGCCCGGACAGCTGGGATAGCGCGGACCCCAGAAATTGCACGGCGGAGCCCCCCACCTGGAGGGCTCCACCGAGGGCAATTGCCGCGGTGCCGGCGTTATTGATGACCCCGACAAACTTGCCGAGGTCAGCCGTCGCGCTACCGAACGCTGTCTTAGCGTCGCTACCTATCTTGCCGATCGACTTACTCACGGCGGTCAGCGCGGGTCCAACTCGCGCCGTGTCTACGTCGACTTTGACCGTGTTCTTCTTGTCGATCAAACCGGCGAGCTGGACACCCAGCGCGGCTAGCCTGGCTTGAGCCACAGCAATATCGGCGTCGACCTTGGCAGAGTGCGGCTTAGCCTGCAATTGTTCAAGGTTCAGCGTGATCTTCGCTATGTTGGCCTGGGCCACCGCAATATCGGCGTCGATTTTTGCTTTGGTGAGATTGGGAACCGACTTGATAGCGGAGTTCGCGTCGGCCGCACCACGCACGGCACCACTAGCGTTCGCGTCAATGGTGACGCTGACACGATTCTCAATGGACGCGACAAGCTTCTCCAGCGCGGCGAGATCCGTCAGGATCGCCGAGAGGTTGGCGTCACCGTCAACTCTGAGTTTCGATGTCCTCGTCGCCATCAGGCGAACGCCCCCTCTCCTTTAGTCCAAACTTCAACAGGAAATCGCTGAGCTTGAGCCGGCTCGACCCCTTCTTGCGGTTAGCGCTGGCAATCATCAGAGCGACCTGAGCGGCGTGAAAGTCACCGCGTTGTGGCCCTAGCGGACCGGCGACCCGCTCGTAAAGCAGCCAGTCAAATAGCTCCGATGCGGGGAGCTTTCTCAGCTCAGAGACAGAACGGCAGAGGTGCCCGGCGAGTCGGAATTCGAAGAGACGCCAAGGGTCTGCCCGGAGTCGTTTCCCAGGTCTTCAAACTCGTCTTCGTCGTTGACCAGCCGGGACAGCTTGCGGGCGACCGTGGCCAGGCGCTCGACAGCGCCGGCCCCCTTACGCAGCAGCATCGGGGCGTCCAGCTCGGAGAAGATCCGCTGACCGTCCTCCGGGTCCCGCGCGGCGAGACACACCAGCCGGGCGGTCTGACCCTTCAACTTCCTGGGGTCCAGCTCCATGTTGTTCCGGTCGCGCCGATTGGGGCGCAGCATGCCCTGCCGCCAGTTATCCAGCTCCTCGCCGGTCATCTCAGAAATGCGGACCCAGATATCCCACTCGGGCACCCAAACGTCTTCATAGGCGAGCTGCACAGATTCCAGGTCGCTGACACGGCGCAGAAACTTCTTGGTGTTACTCAACGGGGATTCTCGATTCTCGTCGGGGCGGATTGTTTACTTGAGGAAATTACGGTCGAACTCATCCCCGAAAGCCGCTTCGGCAGCGGGGGTGTCTTGGGTGAATGCCGGCAGGAAATAGGGTTGCGCGCGGATCGTGACCTTCCGGACAAACGTCAACCCGTTACGACTGCCGACGAACTCAAGCTTTTGTTTGTGCGCGCGGATCGTCGCACCGAATTCCTGGACGAACGAGTACGGGGAGTCGGTGCCGACACTCACGCTGGTGGGACCGGTGATCTCCAGCTCAATCGAGCGGGCCAGCGCCCCAGACTTGCGCGGCGCGCGGTTCTGGGCACCCTTCTGAATGACTGTCATCGCGGCTACCAGCGCGTCGGTGACGGCCGGCGGAGACGCCGCAGCTATCGCGGCGTCCACGGCACGGCGCACGTCCTGAACGTCGAACTGGACGCGCACCGTGCCCTTGGACATCGGCTTAGCGCTTGTGCCGGGAGACGCACACGGCGACCTGCACCGCGGGCAAGGTGCCCCCGGCGAGAGCGACCTTGGCGCGGAGGAACTTCGGAATCGGCAGCACCGGGCTGGTGACCTTCCGCGCGAATCCCTCGGCGGTCATCGGGTCGAACGCAATGACCGATGCCCAGGCAGTCGTCCCATCCGCGGAGCCCTCAACCGTGACCGTGACCCCGGTCGGTGCTCCCGTGACGTCGATCAGGTGGACGTGCGCCGAGGCACCCTTGGTGGTGGCAGCGGCGGCACTTACCGCGTTGCCCGTGGTGAGAGCCCCGGACACCTGAATATCCGAGCCGATCAGAACGGTCCCGCGGTGGACCGAGCTGGCCCGGAACTCCCATTCATCCTGGGCCAGATCGTCGGCCGCGACGTCCAGGTCTTCGGACGTCTGAATCATGGGAGTGAGGTAGCAAGGCTCCCCGGAAATGGCGCCACGCGGGCAGATCGTCACTACCTGATCGCCGGCGGTTCCGAAGGTGTCTTCGAGCACGGCATCAAGGGATCCGTCGTCGCCGCTCCAGTGACCGGAAAGGGTGACGGTGTTCTCGTGAGGACCGCTCAGGAATTCCTTGTCGATCGCACCGAAACGCGTGACCTCAATATCATCGGCCTGGCGCTCGATCTCGAATTCGTTCAGGAACTCCGACGCGTCGATCTGATTGACGAGAATGGTCGCGTCGCGGCCGGCAATTGCGTGCGGCATTAGTCGCTCTCCTCCTTAGACGTTGCCGGCCTGATATGTCCGGCTTTGACGGCCCATTCCGGTGCCCCGCTTTTGAAATCGCTGATCAGGTCACCAGGTGCAGGGTTCTTGTGGGTTCCGTCAGCTGCGAGGTATTCGGTCAAGCTGACGTTTTCCCAGACCTTCGACTTAGAAGTCATAGGTGGATTCCTTGTCAATTGAGGACCTCAGCGAGCACCAGCAGTCCCAGGTAGGTCGCGCCGCCGACAATCACCGGACCGAAATTGCTACCCTCGGTGGCCGTGCACGGACCCCGGAACATGCGTGCGCTATTGAGTCCCGTAATGAGCGGACCGTCAGCCGACGCGAGATCGTTGAGCGTTTCGTGCGCGGTTGTCTCGGCGAACCGACCCACCAGCACCAGCACCTCAAGCCGGTACAGCGCGAGCGTTGAGCGCCCGGTGCGCTGCCGGTAATCGGCAAACGGTGAGGCCGGACGGATAAACCCAATGGGGGGCGAGATGGTGTCCGGCTCATTCGGCTTAAACGGGATTCCGGTCGCCTGCTGGAGATGCGTTGCAAGTGCTTCCCGCGTGTCACCGAAGATCGTCACACGTGCTCCTTAGGGCAATTTGTACGGCAGCAGCAACGCGCGAGCCTGCGGGTTAAACGCGGCCACGCGGATAGGGCCGAGGTCGCTAAACCCAGCCACACCACCGGTGAGGTCTTTCGACTTGAAATGGTCAATCGCCAGGATCTGACACGCCTGCTCGACAGCCTCAGGAACAGCCGCCCATCCCCACCTGGCCGTGACCCGCACCGTAGGGCGGGCCTGGGCGCACGGGAATCGCTTGTCACCAATGGCAATGATCCGGTCGAATGGTCGACCGTTGAGCCTGCGAAGCGGCTCCGCTGAAATGTCGGTGGACACCCAGACCGTTTCGTAAGTGCCGTCGCCGTCCAGGTCGACGGCAACCGTCAGACCGACAGTGGTGGAGAAGTCCCCGGTCCACAGAATCAGCGGGTTGTCCGCGCGGAACAGTCGCGCGGTCGGGGTCGCATCGAGCCAGAATTGATCCCCACGGAATTCGTCGATCTGTCTGCTCGCGGCCTCAATAGCGCGCTCGTAAGCCTCATCGTGCGCTTCGGAGTCTTCCCCGACCGCCTCTTTGAGTTGTTCGAGCTTGAGGTAACCGTTCGTGATTCCCACTTAGCTACCCTTAGGGCTGCGAGCCTTATGCCTCGGGGGCGCGCTGACAGCCTTAGCCTCCGCGGGCTTAACCTTCTCCACGGGGGTAGCACCGAGCGCCTTAGCGTCTTCCTCGGTCAATTGCATAGTGGTCTCATAACCACCACTGGTGGTGACCGTGTATTCGCGCAGCTCAGCCATGGTTACCTCCTTTCGGGATGGCCCGGTCCGGGGTACCGCCCCGACGGCATCCCCGGACCGGACCAAGCTCACTAGCTGATCACTCCAGCTTTGCGCAGCTCAACCAATGCGGCATTGAGCTTGGTCTTCAATTCATTGATGAGGTCCGCGGTTGTCTGACCGTAGGAAGCGGTTGCATCGGCCGTAGCCACATTTGCAACCGCGACTACGGTGTAGCTGGTGCGACGCTTACCAGCCGTCGTATTCGCGTAAGCCACGACTAGCTCTCCTTACGGAAGGGTGATCCGGACGAACGCGTTCGGCTGGAGGACACCGAAAGCGACGCGCAGCTCGGCCAGGATGGCGACCATGTTTCGCACGAAGAAGTCGCTGTGCGAATCGGTCATGGTGATCGAAGCCTGTTCCCGGTCCCAGAGAATCGCCTTGGACCAGTCCGCCACATAGGCCGTACCCGCCGCGATTGCCTCACTTTCAATGACTGGCAGGTTCCACAGCGGACCGGCCGCGCCGGTCTGCGAAACGCTCGAACCACCGGGACCGCCGAAGTAATAGCGGTTCTCATTGTCCGTGAGGAGATCGAGCTTCTCGACGTCTGCCGGGTTGAGGACGTAGCCATTCGGTACCGAGCGGCCGACAATGCGGACCTTGGTCTTTGCCTGGCGCAGAGTGGCGAGCATGTCGGTTCCGACAGCCGACTGGGTCTGAATTCCGGAAACGGTGCTGAGACCAGTGAGGTTCTCGCCGGTACCATCGCCGGCAATCATCTGGTCTTCGACCTCTTCCTCCAGGCCGTAAAGGAGGAAGTTGTCAATGAGGGTCAGCATCTGCGCGGCATCCGACATGGCGCGCTTCGTGATCGGGATCCAATGGGCAATGGTCCTAACCGGCGTGGTAACCGTGGTGGTCGCCAGAGCCGACTCCGGCTTAGTACCGCTGGAGCCGGTCGTTGCCGTTGCCTCCGCGACCGGGGCCGCGTTGTTGGTGATTCCCGTGACGCGCGCGTATTCGATGGTGTCCGTGGTGGTGCTACCGCTGGTCACCAGGTCCCGCAGCATGAGCGGCCGATAGAACGGGCCAAGCCCGACCTGGAGACCAAGCCAGTCGGACCGCACCAGCGCGCCACCAGAGGTGTCCGACAGACCCGTAACCAGGGTCTTCTGACCGGACCGACCCGGCAGCAGCCGCTCGAATCCGACCGGGCGGGACTGGACGCGGTGATCCTTGGTGAAGTGACCACCCGGAGCGCTATCCAGAAGCGCCTTATAGGCATCGGACCCGATGAAGTGCTGACCGACTGACTGACCATCCTGGGGGATCATCAGCCCAGACGGCGTGGTCTTCCCCTTGGGATCTTCGACAATGCCGATACCGTCGCCCAGCTCCTTGATAGCGGCGCGGGTACGGTCGTCGGCCTTGAGCTGCTCCAGTGCCTTCTTGCAATCGCCGGCCTTACCCATAAGCTCGGTGATCTGCGCGCGCTCGTCGTCGGTGAAATCGCGGTCACCAGCGGCGTCCGCGATAGTCCGAGCGGCCTTAAGGTGCGCGGTCAGCTCCTCGGTAAGGCGCTTAATCCGTTCACTCATACTCATTGGTCTATTCCATTCCTCTTAGTTGTCTTCTAGGGCGTCGACCTCGGCCATTAACAGGTGGAGGTCTGAGCGAAGACGTTCGGAGGCGGCTCCTTGCCGGGCTGGCGGATCTACCTTGGCCCCGGCGGGCTCCTCGGTAGTCGCGGGCTGGGCAGGCATGGCCTGGCCGTTACCGTCCTTAGCTCGCTGGCTCATCACTGCCAGCAGATCTTGGGCGAACTTCTGCGCGGCCTCGGCGACAATGCGCTCCAGGTCGGCGGGCTCGCTCGGTGCGTCGTCGGAACCTTCCCCCAACTTGGGGGAAGGTTCTCCGGTCGGCTTGTCCTTGGTCGGCTTGTCCTTGGTGTCGGTAATGGTCTCTCTCCCAGCGCTCGCCTTGATATCCAGTAGCTCGGTATCCCGGTGCGCCCCGACCAGGCACGGGCCGACCTCGAACAGCTCCAATTCGCGCAATTCGTACGGCTGCATTTCGTCGAGTGCAAGTGCGCCGTCCTTCTCGCGGTCCGGATCGGGCTCTCGAAATCCGCCGTCCTTGATTTCGTAGGCGAAGCTGAAATCGCGGACCCTGCCGCCCTTAAGCAGCCGGTACACCTGGGCCGCCTTGGGGTTGTTGTGGATATCCAGCTTCCCGCGGATCTTGAGACCGGCTTCGACTTCCTCAGCCGATACGCTGTACCCGATGTGAGAGAAAGGATCTTTCCAGTCGTGTGACCACACAACAGGTACCGGTGCCGAGTTATCAGCAAACCCGGCTAGCGTGTTTTTAAATGCTCCCGGCATGACAATGTCGCCGACGCTATCGACCGTATTGAATACGGACACAATCGCTTCGAATTCACCTTCGGCAAGGTCGTCGGCCTGCGCGACGGTCTTCACCTTCGCCGGGGCCGTCTTCATTCGCACACCGACTCACCTTCTTTCGCCAATTGGTTAGCGGTCATTCCGCTAGCGCCACGTCCATGGAGCACTTACAGCCGTCGCGTTGTTCGGGCGGTAGCTCGACGTCTCCAGGCCACCGACCGCCATTCGAGAACTTGCCGGACAATGCGACGGTCTCTCCGTCCAGCGCGGCGTGCGAGGCGCGAGGATTGTCGGAATGGGTGCGCCACGTCTTCGTTGCCTCGTGCCCAGACTTTTCGACGGCCTCGGCTGTGCCGAACCCGCTCATTGCCGTCGCCTCGTTGTCCGCGATCTGCTCCGCGCGACCGGTAGCGAACTGAGCGAAGAGAGTCGCTACCGCTTTACCGGGGTCTTCCTGGGTGAGCGCGTCTTTGAGTCCAGCCTTGGTGCTGGTCTCGATCCCCTTGGCCGCGCCCTCGGCGTGCGCCTGCAAATACGCGAGGGTGCGATCTTCGTCGTATTCCTTGGGGTCCAGACCGAGAGCTCGGAGCGTCGCCTTAGCGGCGGCTGTGGCGATCTGCACGGCCAGGGAGAACAGGTCCGAGGACAGCTCACCGACCCAGCGGTTTTCGTCGTATACGTCGCTCAGAGTCGGGGTCCCGGTCGCCGCGCCGATGCGCGAGGAGATGACCTGCCCCTGCCGGGCGAAATACCCCGATAGCGTCTTCTGGGCCTTCGTCACTTGGCTGTCGTCGACCCGCATCTTCACGCGCGGGCCGGTCGCCTTGGGCGGGTTGTCGTCGACTGCCTGTCCCGGTGGGGGTGCGGAGTCGGTGGCGCTGGCCTGCCCGCCGACTAGGACGTTGAGCGGGGTGATCAGTTCATCCCCACCGTCGAGCTGCGGCATGTTGCGCATTGCCCGCGCTTCGTTGCGGGTCATCCACGGTGCACCGACCGCGGTTTGCAGCTGCGTTGCCTGCTGTTCGAAGCTGCCCCGCAGCTTCTCCTCCAGGTTGAACTCCGTGTAAATACCATCGGTGTCGCCGAAATCGCTCAGCAGCTGGAGGTCAATTTCCTGGGAGATCATTTGCAGCCACGGACCCAAGGTGTCCTGGTAAAGAATTTTGTGCTGCTCGACGATGTTGCTATAGGTGGCGTTGTCGAGAATGCCGACCATGGGGGGCGGGACATAGTACGCCGCGGCTACTTCCTCGCGGGTGAGCTTGCGGGCCTCCAGGTATTGCGCCTGCTCCGGGGTCACCGAGGCGGACGTGAATTCCATTCCGTCCTCGAGGATAGGTGTTCCACCGGTCAGCGCGCCGTCTCCCGAGTACTGATTGCGCCAGCCCATAGTGAAACGCTCGCGCGCCTCCCGCGACCATTCCGGGGCCTCTACTGGACGGCGGAGGTAGCCGCTGGCCCGAGCCCCGTTGCGCCACATTTGCTCCCGATATTGCGCGGCCTGGTATTCCTCGGCAAGGATGGTGCGTAGCGTCTCAATGGGAGAGCTACCCATACGCGGATCGTCCGGGTTGAACCCCCGGAAATGGACCACCTGATCGGCGGGGAAGTGCTGGATACCCTGCCCGCCGCGGTACTCGAATTCGTCGGGGTAGAAGGCGTTCGGTCCCTTGGGGGTAGTGCGCCTCGGGTCCAGTCGCACCAGCGCGCGGTTCTGGGCATCCTCTTTGACCTTGAGCCAATAGGCGTTGTCATAGATGCCGAGGTCTTGGACCAGTGCGTCAACGAGCCGGTAGCGGGTGCAGTGCGGCGAGGGTGACGAAAGGAGAATGGCGAGCGGATGGTCCGGGATTTGCGAGCGATCAACGTCACTTCGCCGGCGGTACACCTTGATTCCGAGCTGTGCGATATTGCGCGCGAGGAACCCGATAACCGTTCTGACCTGGGGTTGTGTCCTCCAGATCGTCGCGTAGTCCTGGACGACGGTTGGGGTTATCTGGACTACCTGAGGGCGGATCGTCATCCTTGGGGTGTCAATGCTGAGCAGTCGACCCTCAGACACGACGAATGCCATTACCGACCCCCGGCAACCTGGACGAATTCAACCCGGCCGCGGTCCAGGATTACCTCGCCGTCCATATCGACAGGTGGGGTGCCAGGCTCGATGAGCGTCACGTCACGCAACACAATTAGCCTCCCCCTCCGCGACCATAGGACACCGTTCATTGCTTTACCGTCGATCAGCGACACGAGTACGCGGGCGCGTAGCGCGAGCCGGTCATTGCGAATTCGGAACGCCGACCAGGTGGCGGCGCCGATGAGAAGTAGTGCGACCTCCAGCAGGAAGATCGTGGTTTGCCAGGTCACGGTGTCCCGTAAAACGTTTTCTGGTTCGCCTCGGCGAGCTGACGATCCGAGGTTGACAGCACCGACGTCCAGAACACCGCCTCGGAGAACGTCATCGGGGCCGGTGCCAGCGAGCCAGAGCGGACGACACCGCCGATAGCGAAGCGGTCCCGAGCGGCTTCGCCACCGGTTCTGGTGTAAGCCACCGAGGCCAGGTCGACCGCGCCGTCCAACCATTGGGCCATCGCGCTACCTGTGTCCGTCGCGGAGAATTGGTGAATGACATTGTTGAAAGTCGACAGGTTCCCTTGATAGGTGACCGATTGGTCCGGCGGGGACAACACCGGGCGGGCGCGGGTGAAGCCGCCCGCGGCATTGTTATCCGGTTCAGTCAGCCCGTACTGCAACACCGATGAGGTGGACACACTTTCCGCCCACCAACGTTTCTGCGTGCCCGGGGTGGGGGCGGACAGAACCGCGCACATTGACGCCGCGCCGGCCGCGTAGAGGTTCGCCACCGTAGCGAATAGGTGGTCATCGACACCGTCGAACGAGGCGGCCGGTTTCCCACCCGAGGTGATGACCGCCCCGGCATTCACCAGTTTTGGCTGTGACGTGGTGGTGGCCTGAGTGAGGTGTCGACCGTTACCGCTCTGGTCATACCAGGTGTCTATGAACCCATCGCCCGCCCCGCAGAACGTCAACAGAGCGGCGGTGTCCAGGGCGCCAGCAGAGAACCCGATGTCGAGCGTGGTGCTGTCCGAGGAACGGCGCACCTTTACCGCGCTACCCGCGTAGCTAGGCACGACCAGGCGCAGCGAGTAGGCGCGGCTGGTGACGGTGGACTGGCCGAGCCCGTTGTTTGCCGGGGTTGCGGAAACTGTCGCGGATGCCGTGCCCGGCCCGGCGGTGGATACCGCGATCACGCGGAAGTCATAGGAGGTGCCGGTGGTTAGCCCAGTCACCGCAGCTGTCGGCGAGGTGACGGTGGCGATGGTCGCAAACGTTGGCCCCGCGGTGGTTTTGCTCTGGACGTTGTAAGACCCCGCACCCGACGTTGCGGACCAGGTGAGGGTTAGCCCGGTGGCGCCAACGCCGGTGGCCGCCAGACCGGTGACCTGCCCCGGCACAGCGGGCGGAGTGGGGTCGGCCGCACCATTAAGAATCCGTTGGTACGCGTCGAACATGGCGCGGCCGAGGATGCGCTGGGCAATGGCGTTGTAATGGTTGCCGTCGTTGTTGTTGTTGGCGTACACCCCAGGGGCGACCCGAACCCGGGTGACCCGTGACGGGGTGGCCAGGTGAATGGTGTTGATCGCCGCCCGGGTACCCGTCGCCAAGTACTCGGGGACCATTTGCCCCATCACGAACGGCAGGGTCGACACACCCAGATCCGTGCGGGCACCAGTGATCAGGGCGTCCAGGTCGGCTTGGTACGTCGCCCCGCTGATTCCGTTGTCGCCGTCTGTTTCGCCCTGCACCCACAGAATCGCCGCGATCCTGGCTTTCGCGCCGGCCGCCGCGAGTGCCGCTTGCGCCTGTGCGACAGCTTGGGCGTAGAGCCCCCCGGCGACACCGCGGCGCCATCCCGTTGCCGATGCTGTGGAGAGTTGGGTTCCGCCGAGCGCGGACGGCACCAGCAATACCCTCCGGTTGATCGGAGCTGAATGCAGATACCAGCGTGCGAATACCAGGCCGGGGCCGATTCCGGATGGTACGTCTTTCATGGCCAGCGGCTCGACGGCCTGCGAGATCACCCCGGCATAGGTGCCGGAAGCGCCCCACTGCTGAATGCGCGGGTCCGAGGGATCGTAGCGGGTTGTGTCGTATGTGGCGCCCCGGCCGGACATATTCGACTGACCCCACAATAGGATGAGGTCATAGCCGACGTCGGAGACATTCAGCGCCGATGTCGAGGGCGACGACATACCCAGCTTCGGCACCGGTCACACCCCCGTTTCGAGGGTCTGCACGGTCTGAGTCCCAGTCGACACCACGCCGTACAATTGTTCCCCGGCGGAATCGCCGAGGTCGGCTTGCAGTGTGGCTCCAGAGGGGAGCGTGATTCCGGTCGACACGGTCACCGACGCATTGCCGACAATGAGGTCCAGCGGTCCCGGGTTGTACACCATCACCGAGCAGCCACGCTGGGAATCGGCGGTGCTGGAGTGCGTCGGCCCGAGCAAGGTAGCGGTGGTGCCGACACTCGGCCTGGTCGTATAGACGGACACCTAACGCTCCTTACGGAGTAAACGGCGTGAAGTCGGTATTCGCCCCGCCGGCCATTTTTGCCGCGGTGCGAACCTGCCAGGTTCCTTTGTTGTAGCCGACATAGCTATTCGCCGGGACAGAGAACACGGTCGCGGAGTTGTGCACCACTAGTGCGTTACCGGCATTGGCGGCATCGGCGAATACCTGGACAGTGGTCCCGCCCAGTGCGGAGTTGAGCGCGGTAGCCAGCGCCGCTGGAGTGCTCGAATACTGGACGAACGTGTAGACGTCCAGGGCGTCGGCGGTCTCTAGGAACGTAGCCATTGGAGCGTCCTCCTATAGAACTTCCAGGTCACCGGATTCGTACGCGGATACGCGGGGCGGCTGATGGTGCATTGCGCGGTTCATCGCGGTTACCAGTGCGGCGATGCCGTCGATCTTGTCGGCGGCCCGTGACTTATCGGGCTTGACATTTCCGGCGGGGTCCATAGCCACGGCTAGGTTGTCGGTCATCCAACGGGCGACCGGGTTGCCACCATGCCGCAGCATCGGCTTTTCGGCGGTGCCTTCGACCAGTAGCCTTTTGACCTCTTTGAGCGCGGGGCTCAGCGACGCATAGCCTTGCCTGACTTGCACCATGGGTGCACCCTCAGAGGTCAACCTGTTGACCAGGTCGGTTGCGTTCCATGGGTCATACGCCAATTCGACGGCGCGGAATTTGGAGAGGTCCGAGGAGATCTGCGCTTTCACCACTTCGTAATCGGTGACATTGCCGCTGGTCAACCGGAGCAGACCGAGGCTTTTCCACACCGTTGCGGCGCCGGCGGTTCGCTTATCCATTTCCCGCAAATTGTCCTCGGGCATCCAGAACCGCCAGAGGACATCGTGCCCGCCGTCGGTGTTGGGGAATATCCAACAGAGCGACGTGAGGTCGCTGGTTGCCCCCAGGTCCAGGCCACCATAGGCAACGCGCCCGTTGAGCCTGTCCTCCACCACCATCCCGGCGTTGCGGTCCCATTCGTCGAGCATGAGATAGCGGGTGGTCTGCCGGGTGCGAATGCCGAGGTGGAGCCGTTGGAATCGTGCGAAGTTGACCGGGCTCTGTTGTGCCCGGCGGGATTCATCCTCCAGGGCCTCGCGGGTCGGTGCGACCCCAAAGCCCGGGTTTGCCTTCCGCCAGGTGGACAGCTGGTGCGGATCATCCTGCTCGGTGGCCGCGAAGATCACACCCCATTGCCGGGGGTTCCGCAGTGTCCGCGCGGCCAGCTGCTCGATATAGCCGCGCTTCGTCCCGTAGACGCTATTCGGGCGACCGTCATCGGGGGTGGTGATGATGAGGATGAGCGGCTGTTCCCGGGCGCCCGTGCCGGATTCGACGGCGTCGAGCACGCCCGCGTTCTTGTGGACGTGCAGCTCATCAATGACGGCGCCGTGGACGTTCGCGCCGTGCAGCAGATCACCGAGTGAGCTAGCGACCTCGAACACGGAGCCGTCGCTGTCGCGGACAATGCGGCCCTGGAGCGCGCGCACCCCCGCGGACCGCAGCTGCGGTGAGCGTTTAGCGATCTGCGCGGCGGGGTCGAAACACTTGCGGGCCTGGTCTTTACCGGCGGCGACGGCGATCACCTGGGCGCCCGGCTCCCGGTCCCCGAAAGCCAGATACAGCGCGAGGCCGGCGGACAGTGTGGTCTTTCCGTTCTTTCGGGGTACGTCGATATAGGCGTTGCGGATAATCCGCACCAGGTCACCGTCATCATTGGGGGCGACCCAGCCGAACACGGGTGCGATCAGGAATGCGACCTGCCAGGCGTCCGGCTCCAGCGGCCGGCCTCGCCATTTACCTTGGGTGTGCCGCTGGAATCGGAGCGACTTGATAACCCGATCGACCCGCGCCGGGTCGAATGTCGCACCCGGGTAGTCCACCGGTTCCGGTGTCCTCAGGTAGGGGACACACCAGTCCGGTAGCACGTACCCCCGTTCCCCTAGGTACCATTCAACCTCGGGCGAGAGGTTAGCTACCGGTGTCGGCGTAGGGGTTGTCTTCAATGGGTCCGCCGGCCTCGCGGCTGCGGATCGTGCTCCGTGCGCTCGGCGTCAGCCCGAATTCCTGGGCGAATGACCGGATGGTCTGGGCGGTGTCCCGCTGGATCTGCAACGCCGGGTTACGCACCAGGTTGCCGTGCAATCCGACCACCAGCACTGGGCTCTTTGCCAGGACAGCGCACGCCCGGCGGTGCTGCACCACTGCCTCACAGAAGCAGCGCAGCGAATCGGAGTCGCTCTGAAACGCGAGCCCCATACCCTCCAGCTCGCGGACGGTTTCCCGCCACACGGTCTGCACCGCGTGCGATGCCTCGGCCGGGACCTGCGGGGAATTGGGGACCGGGACCGGTTCGTCCTGATTCAGCCTGTCCTGGTGCTTCTCGCCGTGCAGAATGCGCAGCTTCGTCGGCAATGGAGGCCGACCGACCCTACCGCCCATGATGATCTCCTCGGTGGTTATTGAGCACGGCCACCACGTCGGGGTGACTCAGGTCTTCCCGCCACCTACCGGTGAGGGCGTGCGTCGTGGTGCGCGTGTCGGACTGCTGGACGCCGCGCATGGTCATGCAACCGTGCTCCGCGGTGATGATGCAGGCCGCGCCAATGGGCTCGAGTTCCGTTTGCACGGTCGCCGCGACCTGGTAGCCCAAGCGTTCCTGGACCTGGAGGCGGGCGGCGTAGTCGCCGAGTACCCGGGCGAGCTTGGACAGCCCCACGATCCGGGCACCCTCGGCGGGCCGGTAGGCGACCGTCGCGGTACCGACGATCGGCAACATGTGGTGTGCGCACGTCGACCGAACCCGGATACCGGACACGATCACCAGCCCAGCGTCCGGGGGTGCGGGGAATGTGCGGGCCAGGTGCCGCGCCGGGTCGACCTCATAGCCGCCCAGAGCGGCGCTCCAGGCGCGCGCTACCCGCTCCGGGGTGTCCTCACTGTGCTCGCCCTCATCGACGTCCAGCGCCGTCAGGAGGTCACGCACCGCGGCGGCTGTCTTCTCCAGGTCCATCAATGCCCCCTCTCCGTGCCCCACGCCAAAACGTGTAGGCGGTGAGAGGCGTTGACGGAATGGTGCGCGGCGGCGGAGGCGATCGCCGGCCAGCGCTCTGCGAGTTCAACGGCGGTGGCACCCTCGGGCATGACCCATACACGGTCACGCGGCCACCCCATTTCAGCGGCCCAGTCCGCCACCTGGCCGACTTCCTTGGGGGTCTGGCACACCACTTTGAGGTACATCCATGGGAACCGACCGAGCTTCACCCAGTCCGGATGAAGCGTCGGATCCTGGTGACCGCGGTGCAGCCCAGCATTGGTGAGCTTGGGAGACACCACCATCTCGGATACGTGGTCAATGGTGTCCACGTTGGGCGAGATCGTGCCGTTGGTCTCCAGGTGAATCCGATATTTGTGGGCCTCCAGGGTCTGCAGAAGCACCCGCCAACCGGGTTGATCCTGCTGGAGCAGCGGCTCACCACCAGTGAGCACCACAATATTCGTGTTGATCCCGCACGACATTGCCTTAAGGGCGACCAGCTCGGCGGACATCATATGGCGTTGCGCACGTAAATCGAACCGTGAGGCATCCCAGGTGTACGCGGTATCGCACCAGTCGCAGCTGAGGTTGCAGCCCATGAAGCGGATGAACGTTGCCGCGCGGCCGGCGAAAGGTCCCTCACCCTGGATCGTCGGCCCGAACACCTCGGACACCGGGAGGTCGGTGGTCGCTAGCTTCTCCATAGGTCGGTTTCCCACGTCGCCGAATTGACGTGTGTCTCGTCGACCGTCACCCGAAAGCCCGGCGTTCCCTCGAAGTTCTGGCGCGCCCACTCGGCGACCCAGCGTGCAATGTTCTCCGTCGACGGATCGTTGCCGCACAGAATGACCCCAGGGAGGTCATACTTAGCGAGCGGATCGTTACCGTTGAGCAGTAGGTGATGGTCGTAATTGGTGTCCAGGTAGGCGCGGAACTTGCGCTTGACGTCACCGAAATCAAGCCCGCCGAGGTACCCGTCCACGTCGATTTTGTGACCCAGCAAATCGAGCGTTACCCACATGCTGTGACCGTGAATGTTCTCGCATTTACCGGGGAGCATGAACAGTCGGTGCGCCACTTCGATGTTGTGTCGAACCCGCAGAGTCCCGCTCATTTCTGTCCCCGCACGGTCCAGAATACGGGCATGCATAGCACCGTTTCCGGGTCTTCCATAAGGTCTAGGTAGTCGTCTATCTCGGTGTCTGTGATGCCGAGATCCATCAATTCGGTAGCCATTTGGGACACGTTGGCCTGCATCAATTCGGCGACCAGACCGCCGCCTACGCCCTGGTGGACCAGCCCGTGACCGGCCACATTGACCAGCCCTTGCCCGAGTAGCTGACCGTGCAACGCGGAGCCGAGGTGAGGGTTGCCGCCGCGGGAGCCGAGCACCTCGGTAAACGCGTGACCGACCCGGTTGATCAGGTCCGTGATCGGGGCATCCGGCCGGTAGTCGAACAGGGGGTCAAGCTCCTCAACGATCAGCCAGCCGCCGGGGGCGAGCGCGGCCACCAGCTTGGGGAGCACCTCCGGCCACTGGGGTAGGTGGCTGGCGACCAGCCGCACGTGCACCAGGTCCAGGTTGATACCGGGTGGATCGTCGGTGACCACGTCATGCTCCAGCACCGTGCACAACGACCGGGCCGGGAGCGATACCCATCGGGTGTCCAGGTCGGTGGCGTACACCTCGCCCAGCTCGCCGACCCGCTCGCCCAGCCAGGCCGCCACCGAGCCCGACCCGCAGCCGACCTCCCAGCACTGCCAGCCCTCGGTAGCGCCCACCTGGGACAGCTGGGCGGTCGTAATGCCGTCATACATCGCGGCCAACAGGGCGAGCCGGGCGCGGGCCTCGGGGGCGTCGTTGTCGAGCACGTAGTCAGTGCGCCTCACGCCGGCACCCCCTCGGGTACCTGCGCGCGGCACCAGCGGTGATGATCACGGCCGTAGATCCGCCACACCCGCGGGACCTCCGGGCCGGTGTGCAGCTCGGCGTCCGTGGCGCTGACCGCGTCCGGGAGCCACTGCCCGGCGGCCACGGAGTTGTACAGATGCGGGCCCGCGTTGTGCAGCTCGGTGTCCAGCTGGCCGACCCAGTAGCCGTCAGCGGACCGGGCAACCGAGCTGTACACATGCGGACCCGCGCCGCCGCCGCTGTGCTCGACCAGCTTCACCGGGGCCGGCACCGGCACGGACGCTTTCAGCACCTCATCCGCAACCGCATAGGCCAGCGACATTGCCTGCATTAGCTCCCGCCGACCGGTCATCTGATCAGGCATCCGGCGGGTACGGACCAGCGAGGCCAGGTCCACACCATGCGCGCGGAGGTCATCACGACTCCGGGTCAGCTTCGCATGGTCCGAGATCGGGGTATTCCGGATCTCCTTGCCGTCGAAATACACCACGGTCCCGAACCGGAACGCACCGGACACCGACGACGCGTCAGCCGAGTACGGGCGGGCCGCGCGTAGCGCTGTCATCGAGCCGACACCGAGGGCATGGATCCCGCCGCCGAGGTCTTGCGCGCGACGCTGAAGCATCCGAACCCGCGACAGCTGGTGCTTCAGCGGCAAGCCGACCGTGCCACCCACGGCGACATAGCCGACGTCTTTCACCATCGCGTCGAACTCTTGGAGCGTCCCGCCCTTGGTAAACACCGGCATAACCGGCAGCCCGCGCATATGCAGCTTCCGAGTCTGTGCCGCGGTGCGTACCGGATCACCGATCACGTCCAACGTCATCGCGTGATCCCAGCAGCCGCGCCAACGCTCGAGGAATTCCGCATACTCATTGAGGGTGATAATGCGCCCGGTGGTGAATGCGGTGAACGCCCCGGAGTCAATGAGCATCCTGCCGCACACCAAATCCCGGCGGACCTTGGCAATGTCAGTCGACTCATGGAAGGCATACGAGCACAGCAGATTAACAGCCACGGTGCGCACCGCCGTTTCGCCGGCGCCGCTGACACCAGCATTCGCCGAGTCCGTGCGCACTCGGGCTGTGCTGGCGCACCATTCGACCGAGCCAGGTCGCCCGCCACGGCTGCTTCCACCTGTCGCTACCCGGCAGGTAGTACCCGTGGTTACGCATCCGCCACCGCTCGACCAGTCCGCGCACTAGATACCGGCCTCGTTGAGCAGCGTAAAGACCCGATGCATGTCGTCCTCGCCGTCCACCAACAGCCAACGCTGGTGCACATCAGGCGGGACCTGGCAGCGAATGACCGGCCAGCCTGCCCGGTCGGTGTCCTCCAGGATCTTCTCGTCGTCATCCGCGGCGGGCTCCAGCAACGAAATCAGCGCGTCAAGGTCGCCCTGGTCGAAGCCGGTGCCCTTCAGATCCGGCAATTCACCCAGCAATTCCGCTAGGACAGCCTCGTCATAGCCGCCCCTATCGGCTGTGCGGTTGTCCGCGGCAACGATTCTCTTGGCCTGGTCGTCGTCAACGTCCACGAAACAGACCGCAATGTGGCTCCAGCCCTCATCACGCGCGGCCATAAGCGTATGATTTCCGGCGAGCACTTCATTCTTTCGCTTCGTGTGCGTACCAATATTCGCAACGATCGGCTTGTACTGGCCATTCACACGCAGCGATTCGCGTATCGCTTCGACGTCTCCCTTACGCGGATTCAATCGGTAGGTCCGCAATTCTTTAACCGGGATACGCTCAGTCTTCAATTCGTTGGAGGTGGACAATTGAATTCCCTTCGGGGTGGGAACGCATATCTATACATTGAGGTCTTGCACTAACGGAGGCGAATGAATACACGGTTAGCGGCTTGCTATTCCTCAAGCCAAAAATAACCCCATGTCATACGCTTCGT